ATGATAGATTATAACTATATCACTAAAAAGATTAAAAGCAAAGGGTTTAAACTTGCTGATGTAGCAAACACGCTGGGGGTACAATATCAGACGCTAAACAAGAACCTTAAAAACAATTCCCTTGATACTATTCAAAAAGTATCGGAGGTTATAGGGGTTTCATTTTTTGAATTGTTACTGCCTCCTGAAGGTTTTACTCACTTTTACGATGAACAGGACCGCTGGCTGGGGATTGTAAGAAAGTACCCATACTCGCAGGAGGCTGATAGTGTGCAGCTGAAAGAACGATTTGAGCAGGAGCAAGCTGAGGCATAAAAAAACTACCGCCCCATAGGTGAGGCGGTAGCAAATTGAAAAACATAATAAAAATGAGAAAAATACTATAAAAGAATTAAGAGCGCTTAGACTTTTTCATTAGGTTTATTAGTACTCTTTCCGAGTTTTTAAAACATTGATTGTACTGTGTATTTTTATCTGCAAGCGAATGCTGGTGGAGGTAATAGGTTACACTGGTACGGGATACACGTAGATAGTTAGCTAAATCCTCTTGTGTGCAGCGAAAATGCTTCTTTGCTAATCCGCAAAATAGTTTTTTTATATCGGATTGGCTAAATTGTTGCGTCTCTGTGACTGTTTCGAGGGCTTTTTTTATATTGTCAAACATAGGAATTAGGTTTTATGGTTAAATCTTTTTAGGTAACTTTTCTATTTTAGGTGCAAAATAATCACCAACGCTAATGTAATTTTCTACTACTTTCTGAAACTCCTCAAAGGTGTAGCATACGGCGTAGGTATGCCCAAGTGCGATGACTTTCTTCTGAAAATCCTTTTGATTTTGCGTTTGACGATTGCCTTTTACTTTCATTTCGATATAGAGGCTCTTCCCTTGTGGGAGTAACACTACCAAGTCGGCTACCCCTGCCAGTACGCCCTCTGCTTTGAGGCGTTGTGCTTCACGAACGTTGCGACAGCCTCCATTAGGAACAGCGTATATAACGAGGTGCGAGTATTGGTATCTGAACCAGCGCACGCAGGCTGTTTGGAGGGTGCTTTCTTGGTGTTTCATAGGGGTATGATTTATTACATTACAATTTCGGCTGCAAAGGTACAAAAAACTTTAAACAATTCCTACAAAAAATTGATATAATTATTTGTGTACCAGCATTTTGCATAGTCATTTTACATAGTCATTTTGACGGGGCAAAACGGCTGTTAATATGAAAGCCGTTAGTGTGATACTAACGGCTTTCTGTTAAGTGATTATTATTAGTCCTGCTCTATCTCATACATTATAGGCATTCGCTATTTCGGTAGCGATGTAATGCTCGATACGTGCGCGGGTTTCGGTGAGGTCTGTACCACTAATCTTTCCTGAGATGTAGATTTTCATTTATAGGCTGCTCTTGTTTATAGGTTTGTATGAGTGCTTTTACAAGGGCTTCACGAGCTTCCTCGTAAGTGTCTCTACGTCCACAGCATTTATCAAAATTATTGTTATCGTAAATAGAGTAGATATAGAAATTTTCTGGTGCAATGTAAGGGCGAATATAGCTGTATAAGCCACGAGCTCTAAACCAAGCAAATACTTGTTCCCAATTGGGGCATAGAATGCATAACAAAGGGGCTTCCTCATAAGGTTCTAAGTCCTCAAAATAATATTCAGATGTATCCTCAAATACCTTATCTAAATCCATTTTGAATTTTATTTCATCGCTTTTGCGATATACAAATAGACATTTTTCATCAAAGCCTATTCGTTCTAACATAAAGGCTATATCAAAAGGGACAAGCCAATTAGGACAGTTGTTATTTTTCATTTTCTTATTGTTAGTATTATTTTTAAACAAATCATCAATATTCAAATTATCAATGTTACCTAAGTTAATTTGTTCTTTGATTATAGCGCCTGTATTATTTATAATTTGCATCATTTTCTTTTTTAATTAATCTTTTACAAATTTTCCGTTAATAATTCTTCCTGTTCTGTTTTTAATTTCGTTGTATGCGATATTTAGGCACTCCTCAAGGGTGGTATTTTCTAAGAAAGCTATATCATCTAAATAACCAATTATAGTAATGATTTCATAAAAATACAAAAAGGGCGTTTCTCCTCCTATCCCTAACAATCTAAAATTAGCGCGCATTAGACGAGTTAAACTATCTTGAATGCTTAATGCTAACACTACTTTGCTATCTGCTCGCTTTCTTTCAAAAGTCAAAACATCATTGATTTGCTCTAATACGTCTATTCTTTCCTTATAGCAGTAGTTAATAAGTGTTACCATTACATCGCCTATGGCGTCCTGAATAGCGGGGCGGTCATCGTCATAACACGCTTTGATAAGCTCGCCAACCTCTTCGTGGGTTTTGAGGAGTTGGTCAAATGGGGTGCTTTTGTCAAATATTCCCCTTTCTTTTGCCCATTGATGAATGAGTGGCACGAGTTCTTGGATTGTTAAATTTTGTGTATTCATTTGTCTTTAGTTTTTAATTCTTCTCTAAGCCCCATACAATAGGAGCGGTAATTGATGTTAGACTCGTGCATTAATACGTAGTCGTACCATTGCAGTATCTTTCCTTTGGGTTTGTTGTGCTTCATATCGAAGTATATATCTTCGATATTGAAGAAGTAATCCGATAGGCATATAATACCTACCCCTACATCGTAATTGTCAAATTCAAATTGTAGGTCTTGCTTGCGGCAAAACTCCTTGATGAGGTTGAGTGCTGCGTACTCGAATAACTCGACCGCTTCTTGTTCTTGTGGTGATTGTTTTTTCATTGGGTTGTAAATTTTAATCGTTTTGCTATCATTGTTACTATATCCACGGTTACGGCATTACCGATTAGCTTGTAGCGTTGTGTGCGGGCTATGGGCTTTATATCATCGTTGTAGTTGCCATATTGTGTCCAGTTGTCTGGAAATCCTTGCAAGCGTTCGCATTCTATTTCAGTGAGACGGCGCATTCTACTAATTGCGTAGTCGCTGTTATGTCTTGTTAAAGCTGGACTAATCCCTTTTTCGTCAAATACCCTATTTTGTTGATATGGTTGCTTACCTCCAGATTCTTTAGAGGGATTTATTTGTATTATCGTCATATCGGAGTGTAAGCCTCCTGAGTGTCCACCTCCTACAAGAGTGCTTGCAGCTTTAGGAATGATATAGGTGTCTTCTGTTCTCATTGAACCGCTTGCTTTGAGTGTGGTACAAATCGCGGTTTGTGATTGACTTTGCGTTTTTTGCTTAAAAAGGCAATCATCTTCTGTGATAGGGAATACCCTGGCTCACTTCGTCCTGCAAGATGTCCGATAAGGTATATCCGCTCTCTATTTTGGGGTAATACCCAGCTTGTATTAAGCAATTGCCATTCGATTGTATAACCCCCAATGTTGGCAAACGCTTGGATAATCGCCCAAAAGTCTGCGCCAGCGTTTGAGGAGAATGCTCCTTTAACATTTTCCCAGACAAATACACTTGGTCTGATGTTAGCAATGAGGGCAATTGCGTACTCGATAAGGCTACTTTTTGCGCCTGCGAGTCCGGCACGCTTTCCAGCAAGGCTGAAATCTTGGCAATTGTGGACGACATAGTTTCCGACAGTGTAGGTGTTATCTCGTTCAACTGTGAAGTTGAAAACAGGGATGGTTGTTCGTTCTTTTTCATTTTTTAAAACCTTAACTACTATGTTATTATTTACTTTATAACTAAAAACTTCTCTCTTTTTGTCTATAATTCACTTGATAGAAAAGTAATTTTTTTGATGTACAATTCTATTGTTTATTTCTTTTAAAGGACTAACTTCTGTAAAGAATATTGAGGGCAACTCATTATATACTCTTAAAACTAAATGCCTAATACCATATGCCATTGATATGTTTTTAGATTGACATTGATAAGTTCTTGATTTTGAAATATAACACCCATCTCCATACATATATCCATCTAAAAATGATTTCTGTATATCAATATTAGCAGTCAATATAAAACTTGGAACAACTTTTTTATCACTTCCTCTTCCTACGCTTTCACATAGTTTATACAATCTTTCATTTGAGATAATTCCTTTAACTCCCTTCCCTTCAAATTTATCATTAAAATAATAACTTATATTAATTTTGTTTTTAAAACGTCCTTTGTAACTTATCTTATTTATGATGTTAGCAAAGTGTTGCTTTTCTTTTTCATGCATGCTAAAAAATATTCTATACAAAGGTTTGTTGTCTCTTTTCCTTATGGTCTTGTCAAGGTGTCCTTCTGCTAAATAGTATCCCAATAAGTACGCTTCGTTAATATCAATGTCACAATCAATATTTTCTTGTTGATTTGACACGACAACATAATGGTCATCATTCATATCCTTTGCTTCAATCCAAAAAGGTTCTGTCCAGGAAATATCATAATTCCTTTTTTTAGAATTGTATTTTAAATTTCTCTTCACTACAAGAAAAGGATGCTCAGGAGTACATACTATAGGTTCAGTATCTTTTCCTATTCTAATAGTGTGTATATAGCCACTATGGATCCTTTCATTGATTTGTGTCACGCTTTGCCACTTTCCTGTATGAGATAATACTTTATCATTTAAACAAACCTCCGAAATATCTATAAAACCTCTATTTGTAAGAGTTTTAGTGCCTTTTACAAAGCAAGGCGAGCCAAAGGTAATAATATCTGCTCCTGCAAGGTTTGCGGGCTGAATAGTGGTAATGTCTCCGATGTGTTTTGCATTTGGAAAATTGTATTTATAATTAGCTATTGCGTGTTTGTCAATCTCACTAAAATAGTGCTCGGTAAATTGGTAGCCTGCCCGCTGAAATCCGAGTGAAAAGCCCCCAATACCGCTAAATAGGTCTATGAGTTTCATTGTTCTTTATACTTTTCGTTAATTACGTCTAAATGCTGGTATATCATTTCTGATAGGTCGTTAGAGTACGACTCAAAGGCGTCTAATAACACTTTGTCGTCTTTCATTGTTTTCTTAAACTGCTTCACGGCTTCTCCGCTGAAGTGTTTAAGCTGTCTGAATGAACGTTTAAATTCTCTGCTGAATTTTTTGTCGTCAATTCCGTGCATTAGTTCGTTGAGGCTATCGGCATACGATAGGGCAAGGATTGCGTAATGGGCTATCTTCTCACGCTTGAGTACGGGCATTACGACTGCTTTGTCGTGCTCGGCAATTGCGATATTCATTAGGGTTCGTGCTTCTTGTGGGGTAACTTGTAAGCCCCTTGCACGGAGTTCTGTTAAAAATCTGTTGTTGTTCATTTTTGGGTGTTTTTGTGTTCGGTTTAAAATGGTACATCGTCTTCAGGCTCTTTTTTTGCAAATGCTTCATTAGGCGACGCGGTGGGTATTGCGTTATTGCTCCGCTCTTGTGTGGGCATTCTTGGCACGTTGTACGTTGGTTTTGCCATTGTGCCTGTAAATTCATCATAAGGGTAAATCGTAAAGTCGCTGCTATCTACCATAAACTTAAAGGCTTCAAACGGGTAGCCTCGTGTGTATTGCGGCAACACTTCCACTATATCCTTATTGTTCTCATCAGGCTTGAGCAAAAAGACTGTTTCTGCTTTCTTGGTTACGGCACTCCCTAAGTGTCCGGTGGCTTTGGTTACTCCGTAGGCTACGTGGATAATCGTGCAGATGTGTATCTTATACTGGTCTGCCCACTTGATAAGTTTATGTACGATTTGGTTACTCCATTCGAGGTTATTTACATCATTCATAAGGTCGGCTATACCATCGATAAACACCATCTTCATTTTGCCCTTGTAACGCTCTAATGCTTTGTCAATGAATGCGACACGCTCCTCAGCGGTTAGGTGGCATATCTTGAAGGTTAGGTACTGGGGATATATCGTACCTACTACTTCAGTAACGCCTTTAAAAGTACGTTGGGCGTAGTAGTCGGACTGTTCGGTATCGAAGTCTAATACATACTCATCACTTTTGCGATGGGTGCGTAGTAGGGGAAAGCGATAGGCTGCATTTCCGCCGATGTAGGTAGCGCATAGTTGCGTTTTGAATAATGTTTTTTTGCTCTTGCTTGGCGCGGCTATTACGCTAAAACTTCCTGCCGTCATTACTGTTGTAGGGTAGTAATTGCCTTTGTACTGATGCTCTCCGATGCTGATAAGTGTTTCGGGCGGTGGGAGGGGTTTATCGAGCGGTATGTATGCTTTTTCGTACTCGCGGGCGAACCATAAATCATCGAAAGGAGAAAGCTCTACACCGTCCTCAATTTCTTGTACTTTTAGCGACATAATAGCAATAATTTAGTGATTTCGGATTTGATAAAATACTCTATATCTTCACGTTTGTACTCTTTTTGCAAAACAGCGATGCAGTCTGCCATTCGCTCTTTGACGATGTTGTTTTTTGCCTCTACAATGCGGGATATATCTTGTGAGCGATACTCGTCTTTTAGGCTTGTGGTTTGCTCTGCTGGTGTTTTGTTTGCTTCGGCTATTCTGTTAGCTTCTCTTAGGGCTTCGTTATAGTCTTTATAAGCGGTTTCGTATCGCATCATCTTAGTATTTTCGGCTATATCGTCTATCCACCATTCAAGGGGTTTTTGAACGATTTGATGCACGTGTGCTAATATGCCGCTGGCTGTTATTTTTTCGTCCTTTTCTTTAGCGAATAAGTAGCGATTTAGGAATACAAAGCAGAATAACCTTGAGAGTAATGGGTACTTTTCTGTCTGGTATTCTTGTGTTGCATTGATAAACTTCAGTACGGAGTTGAACGCTTCTTTATCATCGACATTTCCTTTTCGTTTGGCGAGGTATGCAAGCCGACGCATTGCGATGTCTAAGTCGATTGTGTTTTTGCTCATTTTTGTCGGTTTTTAGTTGTTAGTTATATTCTACAAGTCGCCTACGTTGCGTATCACTCCTTTTTTGCTGCTTTTTTGCCCTTTCTGTGGGCTTTCATTGTAGAGTTGAGTATTTGTTAGTCCAGCGTTATAAAACTTGCTGAAATGGTCTGTTTCTAACATTTTGTCAGGCGATAGGGTGAACTGTGGGTAAATCTCTTTCTGAATGAAAACGCCTTTGATGGCTAAATCAATCTCTCGTTGGGTGTATGTTTTAGCGACATCAATGAGGTTTAACTTAGACTGTCCAAGTATAGCTACCTTGCCTATCACTCCTGCCTTGTAATGTTTTTTAGCATCATTCCAACGTTTGGCGAACCAAGCCTCGAGTGCTGGTAAGTTTCCTTTGAAGTCTTCGTAAGCGTTTAGGGGCTGTTTTTCGGTTTCAGGATTTTCTTCGTGCGCACCCGCTTGTTTGTTTGTTTGTTGAAATAAATCATTTACATTATCATTTACATTTACATTAAGGGGGCAATTGCTTTTTTTGCTTTTTTCAAAAACCAATTGGTTTTTTTGCTTTTCTTTGCTTTCTTCTAATTCATTGGTTTTCAGCGGTCTTCCTCCTTTTGCTCCTGCTTCTTTTCTCTTTTCTTTGATTGATACATACTTTTGTGTATCCCTATCAATCGTTTGTTTTACAAATCCGAATGCTACTTTTGCAAGTGGTTTTAGTTCAATCAAGTTACCATATATGGCATATTCCGTAATAGCCTGATAAACTTCCAACTGAACCTCACTTGGCAAATCCCGAATAACATTCAACCAATCTTTGTAAAAAACAAATGTTTCTCTTTCCATAATGTAGGTGTTAAAAAAACTCCCCTCACCAACGCCCTGCGCTATGCAAGGGGAGACAAATGAATGAAATATTAGACTGCTTGTTTTTGTGCTGCCTCTGCTTCGTCTATAAGGTCGAAAAGTGTAGGCATACTTACTTTTTGTTTTGCTGCCTCGCAATAGATTGCTCCGTCTAAAAAGTATTGAGGATTGAGTTCAAAACCTACTCCATAACGACCTTTAAGCACTGCACGATAGGGGACTGTCATTAGCCCTCCAAAGGGGTCTAATACTACATCTCCCTTGTTGCTCATCTGCTCAATTACACGGTCGGCAATATCAAACTGCATTGGGCAAAGATGCATCTCTTTTCCTTTGCTCCACTGTGATCCGTTTAGGGTAAGCATACGGGTTACATCCGTCCACACTTCATCACTCCAGCTTTGAGGCTGTAAAAGCATAAACGAGGTGGGCAATTTGCCGTGTAGGTCTAATGTTTCGGCTATTTTTACATTGAAATCGTGATTATAGATTGTTTCCAACGAAAAACGCTTATACTCTTGGAATATGCTATCGTGAGGTAGTTTAGCCAACTCTTCAGGCTTTAAACAACGGTTACCTGAGGAGCGTGTAAATCCGTGTGCGTCTATTTGCCACTTGGCCCGTGTGTAGTCTTTTTTGCTCTTAATTACGGGTTCATCAGCATAAGCGTTAGTTTTATCGGTTGCAGGCTTTCTGAATAGTAAGAGATATTCAGGCATTCCTACCCCCATTTTAGTACCGTCTTTGCATTGTTCGCTCCACCCTAAGCGGTAGGTTTGACCGTTCTCACGAACCACATCAGTAACAATGGTTTTCATACCCATATAGGCGAAGCCGTGCTTGGTGTAGTGCTGTATGCAATCTACGTGAAAAGGGTAGACGGTTTGTACCCCCATTCCTGATAGCCCCATTGGTACGATACGGTCTTTTACGTGTATGGCAGCTATTCTACCAGGTTGCAGTACTCTGAATAAGTTAGGGGTGAGATAGTCCATTTGCTTAAAAAACTCCTCATTGCTTTCAGAATGTCCAAAATCAGCATAATTAGGAGAATACTCGTATTGGGTGCTGAAGGGTATTGAGGTAAGGATAAGCCCTACACTGTTGTCTTTTAGTGCGTAGGGGTTTTCATTAGGATTGAGTTCTACTACATTGTCATTATTAACTATGTGGTAGTAATCATTTTTTATCTCAATACGCTCCACACCTATTTTGCGCGTAAGTACTTGCGCCATTTCAGAATGAGATAGTCCGTATTTTTTAATTATTTCCGTCATATTCTTTACGAGTTTATTATGGTTTTTCCACTTGTTTTCTAAGGTTTTACGCACGTTGCGCTCGGCTTCGGTATAGATTAAATCTACTCGCACCACGTTCTTCTGTAGAAAACGTTGCAGGCGGTGTATAGATTGTATAAAGTCGTTAAACTTATAGCCTATCCCTAAGTATATTGCCCAACTGCAATACCGCTGAAAGTTACACCCTGAGCCTGCTATCACGGGTTTTGCTGCTAACTCTTGCAACTCGCCATAAGAGAATTGCTTTATTATCTCCTCACGCTTTTCAAAATCCTGAGAGCCATATATTGATTTTAGTGTTGGGATAGCCTTTTCAATTGCTTTGCGCTCGCTCTCTAAGTCGTGCCATATTACACGATGTGCTTCAGGGTCTTCAGCACGTAGTTCTAACATTTTAGCGATACGGTCGTCTAATGACTCTCGTTTTTCTTGTGCTGATTGTTGTAGCCCCAGTGCAGTGTCTTTAAATAACTTTCCTTGACCGTCTTTCTCTACTCCTGCATTTTCGTGATTAGTAGGTATTTCGTGCCAACGCAAATCTAAGTCGGGGAGTATGTAGCCCATATCGTCTGCTTCGTTTTGGGTAATATCAGAAGGCTTTGTAACAAAAAGTCCCCAAGAGGACACCCATAACCAAAATTCCTCTTCTTTATGAGCGTGCAAAGTGAGTTTGTCTGCTTTGGTACTATCACGTTTAAAGAAGCGTGTTTTGGCTTGTGATACGTCCATTACCCCTAAGAAGTCAGCATACGCTAATAACTCTATATAATCATTAGGGGAGGGAGTGGCCGTGGCTACAAATCGGTATTTGATATTGTCAGCCCCTCTACGCTGTTGCATAGGACCAGCGTCGCCTGTGAATAACCTCATAAACTCACGGAATGTTTTAGAGCCTCCTAAGCCTCTGAGGATACTCGCCTCATCAAGGCTTGCTACCTGAAAGTGTCGAGGGTCTAATTTGCCATCTCTGACACTTTCATAATTGGTTAGGTAGATACCGTCCTTATCGTCTGTTTCCTCAATACGGCGTATAAATTTAGGGGCTACCTCCCAGCCGAGAATGTTCTTAGCGTCTTCGACAAACTCTTGTCGTACGGATAGCGGACAAACTATTAGTCCTTTGCCTCCTCCTAACTTTTGAAGGACTACCCTAATAGCTTCCAGCTGGGTAACGGTCTTGTGAAGCCCAAAGGAAGCAAAACAAGCACGCCTACCGCCTTCGACCATCCACTTTACCATAAGGCGATTGTGGGGCTTCATTCGTGGGTTAATCTCATCAAGGCTACAAGGAAACCCTTGTTTAGGAGCAATTTTGATTTTGTTCTTTAAAAACTCTTGATACTGATACTCATTCATTTTGATTTGAAATTAGAGATTTGATAAAGATTTATGCGCACTCAATCTCCTTCAAATCGGTTTGTTAATTTAGCCCCCGCTCACGGATCGAACGTGAGTGCTTGCCTATCGGGGTACACAATGGCTACATTACAACGTTTCTTTGCTTTTATCTATATATTCCTTGCAAAACTGGTGGTCTATTACCGCCTCTACATTCAGCGTTTTTGCCGATAACAAGGTCATTGTGTAAGGAGGTAATTCTTTATCATCATCAGCCACACGCATATAAGTTTCATAAAACGCCTCGCTTAGTACTTTTGCTTCTTCTGCATTAGGTGCTTTCACTAAAAAGCGCATTGGGTAAGATTCTTTATTTACCATTATTTCTACCTCTATCTGATAGAACTTATTTTGATCCTCATCGCTGTTTTTCTTTGCCAACGATACAAGGGTAAAATACTGCTGCTCTTTGAGTGATTTTATTTCATAAAACCCAATGTAATTTTGTTCGATATAGTCAGTTATAATTACCCTTGCTACATCTATGCTGTTAGCATATAGGTAGAACGTTCTTTTTTTTCGAGAGATTTCCACTACCGCTATCCATATAGTACTGTTGCCTAATACAGCATCTGCAGTGCGTTGTATTGAACTTAATCGTACATCTTTAATGTTAAGTTCCCCACTCTTGATAAAAAAGTCTATGGTTTGAAAATTCTCATCGTTTAATTCTTCGCCCTTAGAAATAATGAGTTCTTTTCGTTCTATGGTTACGACTTCCCCAGTATCCTCGTCTGTAAAATCTTCTTTCCAATGTCTGTACAGACTATTCATTAGATACTTAGATTCATTGCCTTTCAATAATGAGAGGTCGTTGGAAGTCATTATTTTCTCATTAAATCGGCTTACTGTTTCTTTTTTCATTGCTTATTTTACTTTAAAACTTACTTATTTATATCTTCACTTTGATATTCAGTGTTTTATAACTTGTTTTTATCCTTGCTTAACAAGAGGTAAAAATTGCTTAATACCCCGTTTTTGCTATTCTTAAATTCTCTTTCTCATAACTCAATAGACTTCTAAGGGCTTCTATCTGATGCGTACAAGTACGGTTAATACGCTCCAACCAATCTACAAGGAATTGTTCCTCTTGAGCGATGCCCTTAACTAAGGCATTTTGAGCCGTTGCTGATAGATATTGCTCCTTTGCTATGGCTATGATAGTCTTTGTAATTTCAGCCGTTGTGCGTTGGTTGTAGAGGTACTTTGCCTTTGCTAACATTTCTCCACTACGAGCCATATATACCGACAACTCTTTAATACGTTCCACCATTTCATCTGGGTTATCCGAGCAACTAATCTCTAAGTAATTTTGAATATCTTTAGCCTCTTTTTTTAGTGCTTCCATTTTGTCTTTATTTTTAAGTTGCTAAAAGGCAATCAATCATCTTCATATCCACAGTCTTTGATTGATAGACAGAGTAATATAGCTATTACTATGGTACAAGTAGCTTTGTCATATTCCCTTTGAATTATCAGACAAAGGAGGTTAAGGAGGTCAAGGACTAACACCAGGACGATTATTGCTTTTGTCATAATTACATTTCCTCCTTAATTAACCATTCTTTAAACCCTTCTTTGTCCTTAGAAAATCCTTTATATATTTTCTTTGTTAAGGGTGATTTAGCTACATCAATCAAAGGAAATAACCTACAAACGATTTCTTTAAAACTATCAAAATCAATTTCAATGCCTGCATTTACAAAAGCATCATAGAAATAATCTTCATCAATTTTTTCTTCATCTTCTGTATTTTTTCCTAAAATAGTTAAGCCTAATATATAGACTTCATAGCTATCTAATTCTGTTCTTTTTATTTTTCTCATTATAATAAAATTTTATGTTACTAATACGGTATGCCGTCCCCTTGTGCGGGTGCTTGTCCGTAATTGTTAAACATTTGGCCCTGCTGATATTGCGGTTGCCCTTGTTGTGGGTAGGCAGGTTGCGCATATTGCGGCTGCTGTACGTACCCTTGTGGGGCTTGCTGATATTGCATAGGCTGCTGGTATTGCTGCATAGGTTGTACAAACTCAATCTTCCAACCTACAACCGTATTGAAGTACTTAACCTCACCTTGCGGACTTGTCCATTCTCTTCCTTGTAGGTTAAAATGTATCTTAACTATTTGTCCTATTTGCAAGTTATCCAACAAAGCGCAATTGCCTTGCTTAAATTGAATGATAATATCTTGTGGGTATTGCCCATCGGTGGTGATAACTAAATCACGCTTTTGAAAGCCATTTTGCCCTACTGTTTCAGTAGCAAATATTGTTTTAATTCGTCCTTGTATTTCCATAGTTATAATAAAGGTTTTGCTATCTGTATCAATTCCCTTTGTTCGTTGAGGAATTTATCTCTGGTTATGTAATCCCTAAAAACCAATATTGCATTAAAGTTATTTATATTCAAATTATTACCAACAGTTATCGAATTGTTTTTAACCCTTATACAAAAATGAATTTCATTTTCATTACTCCAATCAGGTTTCCAACCTTCGTTGTAGTAGTCTCTTAGAAAAAGTAACCTCCTTATTGCTTCAGCAGCGTCAGATAATTCTTTTGTGGGATAAATTTCTTTATAATCTACATCTGCTCTGATATTAGGTGGATATCTTTTATCACAATTAACCAACACTTCCTCAAACGTTGGTGCAGGTGCTTTTTGCTCAAAGCCTTTCAGTTCTAAAGAATAATCTGTGGTGGACAGTGTGGGTAATACTCCTTCACTTTTGACAAAACATCCCTTATTTGTATACCGAGCTCTTATATCATTTTCAAATTCAACTTTAATAGGGAAATCAAATTTAGCGTCTGTAAAGACTTCTATAACCCTACCTTTGTTTGGAGATATTGTTTTATCCCAAACCTCCATTCCTACTTTAAATACTGTTTTCATTTTTCTTCAATTTTACTTATAAAAACTTCTACTTTTATGCAGTTCTAATACTTCACTGCTTTCTTTTCTATTTGCCTCAATAAACGCACGTGCCTGCTGTATGCTAAGGTGTGTATTGATATTGCCGTAAGCGTGGGTATATTCGCCGTTGGTACGTGCTTCTTCTATCGCCTGCTGTATGTACTCTTCACAGTAATTATGCTCAATAGCGTACAAATCATAACCTTTGGCACTGATACCCTCCAAGTGTACCGTATCGGTAGCGTGGAATATCTTTTGCCCACTATTGAGGAATATTCGCCAACCGAAATTTGGCACATCGTGATAGAGCTTCACTGGCGACACTTTAAACGCCCCATAATCGTATAGCTTACCCACTTGCAGTACATCAATATTCGTTAGCCCCTCCAACTGCTCCAAGAGGAAGTCAGCACAAGCAATGCGCAAAGTAGGTCGCTCGGCTTGTAACCGTTGTAAGGTTCGCAATTTCAGGTGGTCGCCGTGCTGGTGAGTGAGGAGTATGATTTTCAAGGAGCGTTTTACATCTTCTAAGGCTTTGAGTGTAACGCCGCAATCTACCATTATTGCGTTGTCGTAAATCACAGCGTTACCCTCACTACCTGAACTAATTACTTGTGTTTGTATCATTCCCATTCATTAGTTGTTAAGTTATAAATACCTCGTAGGAAGTACTTCATTTCAGGGCATTCATCATATTCAAAAGCCCACTTTAAGCCAAAATGCTCAACCATTACATCTCTGGGTTTTTCGGCTGTTATTTTAATCACACAATCGTGGTCTAATGTTTGCCCATTAAAGCGATATACGTGCGATTGTCCTAATGTAAAATAATGCGTTTTCATAGGCTATAGTTTTTTAAAATCTACTTGATTAGGGGCTTCAGTAGGTGTAAGAGGCTGCGCATTATCGGTAGGTTCGTCTTGCTCGATAACCTCTGCATCTATTACTTCACGACCTTTGTTTTCAAAAACCCCTTGTTCTTCTTTAGAATATATAGCCCCTAATTGCATAGGGAACGCTTCACGTAAGGCTTGCACTTTAGCTACTTTACCTATCATTGTAGCCTTTTTCTCATTCCAGCTGCTTTGCTTCTTGTCGTATTCATTAAGATTAACTTTTGCTACAAAAGGCTTTGAGCGGTCTTTTCTGTACACTTTTGCCCACGCTCCTAATATATCATCTGTAGGTAGGTGAAAATTACCCTCAACCTCTATTACCTCATTATTGCGTAATAAGATAAGCCCAGCCTCTAAGCCATCGTAACTCGGATTAGCTTCAGCACGCTTCATTAGTGCCTCTTTGCTGACAATCATTTGAGCAGGATTGTTACCAAACTTGATAAGATACGCTTCGTTTAGAAAAGGGTTTAAACTATTGTAACGACATATATTTATGAAAGTTACTATTTCTGTATCACTTACAGTTGTATTACCCCTTGTAAGGTAGTTTCGTACTATAGCAAAGTTCATTTTCACCTCTTGCCCAGCAGACTCATATATGACTGTTTTACTACCTAAAGTTTCTACTGTTTCGACAGGTATTAGCGGCTGGTTTGTGGTTTGTTGTAATGCTTTATTTTCCATTGTGTTATAATATTTGAATGTTATTACTAATGATGTACTGTTTTAGGGCTTTTAGTTGCGCCTTTGTACCTTGTACTGTGAAAGTGGCTTGCACAATCTCATTTTCGCCTTCTTGTACTACTTGTGTAGCCTCTTGCACTGGTTCAGGTTGTATTGGTGCTGCTGGTTGTATTGGTGCTGCTGCTTGCGCCTCATTAATTACTTGTGCTGGTGCTTGCAAAGGGGCTGTTTCTCTCGCCCTTGCTTCAGCGGCTAACCTTGCTTGCTCTGCTGCTACTCGTTGCGCCTCGATACGCGCTAATTCAGCCTCACGTTGTTGCCTGCGGTATTGTGCATTCTGTATCGCTCTTGTAATATCAAGCGTCTGCTTGTAGTCGGTTAGTATCTCAGCCTTAAATTCATTAGGTTCATTAAAACTTTCAATCAGTTGAATGCTTTTTGATACCTCGCTTACAAAGTTTGCCACCTCATTTTTAAATTTCTTATCGCTATCACTAAGCGTGATATTCAGTGGCAAACGCTCAAAGATGAGGAAGTCAATACCTTGCTGCTGGCACAATTCAGTAAAATAGTCTTTGATACGTGCGCTTTTGTCAGTTATTAGCCGATTTTGCACATCGTCTATTTTCGATTTCAACGTACTGTCAGCCTTATCGTAATGTACTTTGATATGCTCTTTGTACGCTTTCTCAAAGGCTTCATAAGGAACATTTACCTGCTCTTTGATGAATTTGCGCTGCTCTTCAAATACCGCAAGTTCTTTGCGAAGCGTTGCGCGAGTATTTTTCGCACTCTTTAAAGTCTCATCAGTTACTAACTGATTGTCGAGGTTCAATTCAGCGATTTTAGCCTCAATTTGTTGCCCTACTGCTTTGATTTTCTCATAAACAATAACAGGGGGTTGCTTCAGTGTTATTAATTGTTCATTCATTTGTATAAGTGTTTTTAGTTATTTTCTAAGTACTCTAATAGTTCTTTTTTGCTGCTGAAAACTTCTTTTTCGAGTAAAAAGAAATTAGGTAAATTAAATACTCTGTATTTAATCTCAGTGGTGTTTGTATTAGCTATGATATTAATATCTATAATAGCTACTTCGCTGCTTTTTATTCTATTTTCGTGCATAAAATAGACGGTTTGATTTGCGTTGTACTTTGTTTCTACTTTCATTTTGATATAGGTATTAAGGTTATTTTCTTAAAATAAAGTGCCGTGCGTTATTATTATTTAGATATGTCCAGATTTAAAAGGGTAGCACGGCACTTATGATTGGTAGAGGCTCTTTGATTTGTAGGACATTCGGCTAACTTCAGTTAGCCGAAGCCTACGAATAGCAACAAATGAGCGGATTTAATTCATCGTACTTATGTAATTAGACACTTTGTGTATCATTGAGTTTAACACAGCCTTAAACTGCTCTTGTGTTATCTCTGTATAAGTGCTGCCTTCTGTTACTGAGTAATATGTGTTAGTATTTATGGTGTTATCACCCCATATCTCTGCTACCATATATACGGGAGGTCTGTTAGGAATTAAAGATGTATGCTCTTCATTAATCCTAATAAGGTGTAATACATCGTTGTTGTGGTACACTCGGTAGCATTTACCTAACTCTAAGGTTGTTACTTGCTCTTTCATAGTTATTAGATTTTAAAGGTTAAATAAACTGATGCCAATCGTGTGATAACTCTTCGTAGTAGTGATTGCGCTCACACTCTTCACTATCTTCTACAAGCCGCTCATATTCAGCCTCAAGGATTTCTTGTACGTCAAGCCATTGAGCATTAGTAAGGTCGTAATATACAGAGTGCTTGCCCACTGATTTATACACTTCAGCTTCAACGTTTAAAATGCCCCTGTCATAACACCCCGATAAGCGCATAGTGTAGCAGCCGCAAGTAGATTTAAGATGCCACCACCCCTCGTGGTCGTTATCATTCTCTGGGCGCAATGCCCCTTTCAGTTGTTCAAAAATCGCAGGTTTAATAAGTTCTTCTTCATTCATAGTATATTGAAGTAATAAGGGGGCTGTTAGCCCTTGTATTAAGGTGTTAAGTTCGTCGTCTATAGGCTTCACATCGCCTATAACGATATTAAACACCTCTTTTTCAGCAGGGGTACAGTCGTTATAACGCTTACCGTTGTAGGTTACGTAGCCGTCTTGAAGAAGAAAATGGCTACTTTGTTTTGCTGTTTCATTCATTTGTTGTATTTTTGCCATTGTAATTAAAAAATTTAGATTGTTAAACTTAAAGGCGGTGCTGCGATAGTGCCGTCTTTTTTTATTAGCTGTTTTGTCGAGCGCGTTCGCATTCAGCAAAGAATTGCGCTTCGTACTTCGATATATCAACCACTTTCTTTTGTCTTTTAGAAGACGGCTTGCTACCTTCCACAATAGCAAGCTCGTCATTAGTACGGATAATCTCATTAGCAAGTGTTCTTATTGCGCCTTCGAGGCATAATTTTGTTACTTCTAACTCTTTTATCTTACTTTTTAAGCTTTGTATGTGTTGTTGCTTTGTCATAGTACTTTATATTTTTTTAGCAGTAACTCTCTCTCTTCATCACTCTCAAACTCGAATATATCGTCCAAATTGTCAGTTTCTGCGTATTTTTTAACTACTTCTAAATTAGGTTTCTTTAACATTAAGTAAGGACGCTTTCTGATGTTTTCATTCAATGTTATAGGCGAAATGCCTAAATCTATAGAAGCGTATGCTAAGTTTTCACATATTATTTTTTTTACTTCTGCTGTTATTCTCATATTATTTACTATATTTGCCCCAGCAATATGCCGTTGTATTTTTATGGGACAAAAGTATATCAACTTTTTTGATATTGCAAATTTTATATCAATTATTTTGATATTCATTTTGTTATATTTTTGCAACTAATTGATTAATAAAGTATTATGATGAAATATTTTTTGAAGAAAAATAATGAAGTATGACAAAACAAGAATTAGAAACTATAAAATCATATCTAGATGAATTAGAAAAGGTTGATCTTGATAAGTATATTACAGACAATTTTCCTAATACTCCATTAGAAAATGTAATGTTTCGTGAATGTAATGCAATTGAGTTTAAAAAATTATATAAAAATATTACTAAACGCTTTGCGTTTCTTATGTATTCAGATACGGCTATAATGCTCCCTGTATATTATCATTCTAATGGTAATACTTACAATATCATTAGTATAATAAATGAATTAAAAGACCATGTAATAGGAGGGGTATATAAAGAGTGTATTTTTGATGATGTAAATAAAATTTTTGATTATTATGTTCAGTTAGGTAACTGGGATAGAAAAAGGATTTATAAAATACCATTATCACAAGAAAACATAGCTAATCTTTCTGAAGAAATACACCTTATACAGGAAAGATTAAGTCATGAAAATGACAAGTTAAGAAAATTAATAAATGAGTATTCAAAATCAAAGAATGACTTAGATAATAAGATAATTCTATCTGCTGAGTTTTATGATAGAATCAAGAAAAAAGCTAAAGATGTAACAGAATATGATGCCTCAATACGGTCCTATTTATCATCTTCCGAAGCCAACAAAAACACTATAGAAACTTTAAAAACAAATATTGCTAACTCAGAGCAAAAAATATCTGAAAATATAGAGAATTACAGAAAACAATTTGAAGAAGTGATTACTAAAAATACAAGGTCTTTATCCCTGATTGAAGAAGCTGAAGAATTGCAAAAAAAAATACTATCACAAAAGGATACAGTTGAAAACCTAATAGGAGCGGCGGCTGATGGCTCATTAGGAACTCATTTTAAGGAAAGAAAAGAGCAAATTAGAGATAATGTATATATATTTTTGAAGACTATTATACTTTCTTTATTAGCTACTTGTGCTTGGGTTTGGTTTGTTTTTAAAGATTTTGACAGCAACAGTTCCGACTGGGTACATTTTGTTATTAATGTACTAAGAACACTACCAGCTTGGTTTTTAGTTTGGTGGTTGATAGATAGATATACAAAAGAACGTAAGCTGCAAGAAGAATATGCCTTTAAATCAGCAATAGCAATGACTATGCGAGAGCATTCCAAGCTATTGAAAGATACCGATAGTGGTGATATAGACAAACGAGACTCGCAGCAGATAATGCTACTTAAAGCTTTAGAAAACATCTATAGAAACCCAGACACAAGGCAGGATAAGGAAAAAGACAACCTAACCCCTAAGAATGTAGAGGGATTTTTGTCTAAACTAACAGAATTAATAAAGGAATTTAGGCTTAAAAATTAGCCTTTCAATCTTACTTTATCACCATTTTTAATAAAGTTCATTTTCCTAATTATTTTATTGTGTTCTGTTTTAGTAATCATTAACCCATAATTGTAAGCATTACAACCTAATGAAATTTTTTTATACAGCTCTATGTCGTCAATACTCCAATCTTTTATCTCATCATAGATATATTGAAGGTCATAGTATTCACGAGCGCACACAGACAACCAAACACGAAGTTCAAAACGAGCTTGTTCTGATAATTTCATAACAACAAATGTTTAATTTTTAAAGTGCAAAGGTATGGAAAATAATTTAAATATCAATATTATTGATAAAAAAAACAGACTTGATAGAGCCGTTGCTTATTTAAAAGGGGAACAAATAATAAAGACACAAAAGGATATTTCTAAAAAAATGGGAATGTCTGAAGAAACTATTTCTCGTGCCTTAAAAGGACTTGAAAAATACCTAACAGATAGTTTTCTTGAAAAATTTGCTTATGAGTTCAGTTTAAATCCTGAATGGTTAAAAAATAACAAAGGCTCAATGCTCATTCAGCAGGAACAAAAAGAAGTCCCTGAAGATGATGAAGAAGAAGACGAAGAAGAAGATGAATTAGCACTATTTCTAAGGGAAGAACGTAAAAACTACGACCTTACCCTTACTGATGTACACGAAAAAACAGGTATTCCTCAAAAGCTTCTCAAAGAATTTCAATGGGGAGAAGCACAATTAACCGATAGACAAAGGTATGCGCTTACCCAGTATGTAGAAGAAGCAAGAGAGTATTTCCAAGAAAACGCTATCGGAATACCCAAAAGAAGAATAACAGGATACTATTACCCCGAAGTCAATGCCTCAGCAGGGTTTGATGTATCAACCTTTAATGAAGAAAAAACGCGCATTCCCATATTCCTACCTGATTTTGGAGATAACGTAATATTCATAAATGTTTATGGTGATAGTATGTATCCAAAATACAAATCAGGAGATATGATAGGTATAAAGCCCGTAGAATTTCAATATATAGTATTTGGACACCCTTACGTAGTTGTATTTGATAATGGAGATACAAACATTAAGTATGTACAAAAAGGCTCTGATGAACATCACATAATATTGGCAAGTGAAAACCCTAAATACGAACCTCGTGAGTATCCTCTTAGTATTATACGCTTTTTCTTTACCGTTAAAGGAAGTTTCAATAAAGAACGAATGTAACCTAAAAACTAAAACAATATGAAACTATCAAAATACGTATGGGATTTATACAAACAATCCGAAAACGGCAAAAATACCATAGATTTCTTTGAATATTACAACGTTTTTTGGAATGATGTAAAGGTAATCAAAAAATATAACCCCAATTGTGGCAAATGGATTGAAAAAAGAGCCTATGAAAGCATAATGCAACAAATAGGAGATAGCTCACTGGATAGAAATCCTAATAACTTTGATTTTAAAACATTTGCAGAAGTAAGAAAGGAGTTTGAAACCTGCTTAGACGAAGGCATTTATTTCATATTCGATAATAACGAAAAAGGCTACATTATAGACCCTAAAGACTATAAGTATTTTCTGAACTTTCATATAGTAATATCCTTTTATTTCTATGCAATAGCCTATGATTATACATTCCCATACCTATTTACATACCGCTTTTTTGACCTCAATAAAATAGCAGATACATTTTCTATAGAGCTGCCCAAAATGCCTAAAAAGAGCGACTATCGTGCCCGCTGTATGTATTATATTGATCTTTGCGAAGTGTTTTATAAGTTCAGAATAGAAAACAATCTAACACCCAACGAGTTGTGTGCATTCTTATACGACTTTGCCCCCAACTATATCGATAAAACACTTCCACCAATGCCCCAACCCACCCAAGCGTGGTTTATAGGCGGATTAATCGCCGAAGAAGAACGTATAGAAGAAGAAAAATTTTGGCAAGCAAACCCCGAAACTAAACGAGGCGACATTTTAGTACATTACCAAACCTCACCCATTAGTGCTATCACACACATTTGGAGAGCCCAAACAGACGGAGTTATCGACCCATTTTTCTATTACTATGCTAATTCCTATATAGGGAACGAAATAGAAGTACCCCACATCACCCTAAAAGAATTAGAAGACGATGAGTACTTCGCAAAACACCCGCTAATACGCAAAAAATTTCAAGGAGTAAACGGCTGGGCAATCTCAAATGACGATTACGCACGCCTCCTATACCTAATGCGAAACAAAGGTTTCGATACCACCAACCTGCCCACTCCACACGCTCCTGAACCACCGCAAGGAGTTGAATTACACAACGAGCGAGATGTAGAAGTAAAACTATTAGAGTATTATCTAAACCAAATCGGCTACACCGAGCACAAAAACTATATCCGACAACTACCCATAAGAGCAGGACGAGGAAGCAAAATATATCCCGATTACGCCCTACATTACGACAACAAAAAAGGATACGAAAAAGCGAAAATACTCATAGAAGCAAAATACTATCTAAAAACTAATAAAGAAATAGAAGAAGCGTTCAAACAAGCCCGTTCCTACGCAAACCTGTTAGAAAGCCAAACCATCATCATTTGCGATAAATACGGACTTATCATATACCAAAAGAAAGACGCTTTTGATAGATATAAGTACGAAAAAATATATTGGAACGACTTACAAAACCCTGATGTATATAATAAGTTAGTCGAAATACTAAAAGAGTAAAACAGAAAAACACACCTACACCGAACACTACTCGAACACTAACCGAAGACAAAGCGAAGACCAAGTTTAACCAATAATAACAATATAAAAATATGAAATTATCAGAATTTGTAAGAGAGACCTTAAATAGTGTGGTTTCAGGAGTTGTTTTGTCTCAAGAAGACCTTAAAAAAACGAACGCAATAATCAATCCATCTACAATTGATGAAAACGGTTTTATAAGCCTTAGCTATGGGAATAAAAGAATTGTAAATGTTTCTTTTGATGTAGCTGTTACAGTTGATAACGTAGAAGGAGATGAAGCGGGTATTAAAGTATCTGTAGCCAATTTTTTCTCAGGAAAGGTTGGAGGGGAAGCAAAAACGGCTAACCAAAAAGTCAGCCGTGTGTCGTTTGAAATTCCTGTTTTATTACCTATAAATGATGATTTAACAGAGCAAGGAATAAAAGAAAAACAAAAGAATTTGGAAATTATAAAGGGTTTGATTTAA